CTTCCTCAAGAACTTATTGATAGTTGTATACTTCTTAACGGTGGTAGCGAAAGCTACTACTCAAAGAGTATACTATCCTTAAAAGCATTCGTTCTGCACTGTCATGACAAATATAAATCAATATTTGCCATCCCAGATGCAAAAACGAAATACTTAAGAAGAATATCTATCAAACCAGATAAAGAAGGGAAATCCCGTCCTTTCGCCATATTTGATTACATAAGTCAGATGGCTTTATCAAGCCTTCATGACTCTGTTTTCAATATATTGAAAGAACTGCCCCAAGACTCAACATTTGATCAAAATGCTGGGTTTAGAGACATTCTTTACGGAGGATATAACTTCTTCGCGTCATACGATTTGACAGCAGCCACCGATAGATTTCCAATATCTCTCCAAAAGAGAGTTATTGAACATCTATTAGGCAGCTCTGAAATGTCTGACGCTTGAAGTCACATTATGGTTGGTTACCCTTTTGTTCTTCCTAACGGAAAAACAATAGAGTTTTCAACAGGTCAACCTTTAGGAGCCAAAAGCTCTTGAGGGGTATTTTCCTTAACACACCATGTAGCCGTGCATATATCTGCACAGCGAATTGGTATGTCAGTGAAAGACCTTAAATATCGTATCTTAGGAGACGATATTGTCATAATGGATAGACAACTAGCATCTAGCTATCTGGACGTGATGACAGAACTCGGAGTAAACATTTCTCCGGTGAAAACTCATCAAGGTGAAAACCTCTTTGAATTTGCCAAAAGATTTGGATACAAAGGTTCTGAAATCACCCAATTCCCTATAACTTCTATCGTAGAACACCTAACAGTGTACTCTTTAGTTGCTCAGGGATTGGAGTCTGCTCGTGAAAGAGGTTTTCTTCCTCTATACATACAGAGCAACTCTCCAGACTTCTGGAATGATTTAGTGAAAATAACGCATCCACGAAAAAATAGGTTACAAATCTATTTGATCAATAAAATGCGCCAATTTCACCTATTACCGTCATCTTCGAAACCTATAATGAGTCAGATCCAAGATTTAAAAACCTTGGCCTGGGAGTCATTTAGGATAGAAGACTTCTCCGTAATCGACAAAGCGTTGTTAGACGCTAACATCGAAATAAGAGAACGGGAAATAGACAAATTGACATCTAAAAAGTTCAAGTATAACATGGTTATACAAGGACTATTAGGGTCAATTATGTTCTTCATTCCATGAGACCAAGTTTCATTAACTCACAGGGAATATCTTCCTGTTATATCTGCATTAGACAAGAGTACAAGATTAAAACTTGATACACTTGTTAATGTAAGAGAGTTAACGTCCGGTATAGAAGTTTCTAAAGCATTGGAAACAGATCCTATAAGACCTGTTCCTCAGCTAAAAGGACTTCAACCGGTACGACCAAATGAGGTCATAGCTAGATCTAGATCGGCTCTTTTAAAACCTTTCTTAAATAAATTAAGAGAGGCAGTTAAAGAGTCAACTTTGAAGCAAACTACTCCACTCAAATAAGGTGTAAACCTGGGGAGAGTGAGATACTGGG